TGAACTTTTGCTCGAGGGCCTGGGCGGCGGTGAACCAGGTCTCTTCGTCGAGCATGGGGATGAGATCGTCGGCGGAGAGGCCGGTCTGACCCGAATAAATGCCGACGATCTGATCGCGGAGCCGGTCCAGCTTGTCAGCGGCGCGACGAAGCTCGTTCGCGTCACCGCATGCGCAATCCCAGGGATTGTGAATCATGACGAGGGCGTTGTCGGCCATCATGATCGACTCGCCCGCCATGGCGAGAACCGAACCCATCGAGGCCGCCAGGCCATCGATATGGGTCGTTACCTTGCGGCCCTTCTTCTTCTCGCGGACGATCGCATTGTAGATCGCCAGCCCCTCCATGACGTAACCGCCGGGGCTGTTGATGCGGATGTCGAGATCGTCATCGCCTTCGCTGATCAGGGGGACGAGCGTGTTCGCATCAAGACCGTCCCAGCTGTCGCCGACGATCCCATAAATCAAAATTTCAGCCATTTAGGGTTGCTCCCGCGCTGTCCGCGCCTTGACGGCGTCAGCAAGATTGGTGGCGTTGCCGACGGAAGTGACGTGGCGCGGATCGCTGTCGAAGATCAGGCCGAGCGCATCGAGTTTCTCAGCGTCAGCCTTCCATTCGGCCAGGAACTTGTCGGGATCCTCGCCGCGCTCGCGTGCCAGCGACGAGATGGTCGCCTGGCCAGACCGGACCGCCTCCTTATTCGCGGCGATCTCGGTGGCCGGGTCGAGCATCTTGGTCGGCGGGGGTGTCCAGCGCAGTTCCACGCCATTCGTATCCTCGCCGATCATGTCGAGCGCTTCGATCACCCAGCGTTCGACCGAGCCGCAGAACTGAGGGATGAACATCAGCCACTGCCAGGCAGCGACCGTGTCACGGTATTCCAGCCGACCGAGGCGGCCGGAGATGAAGCTGACGTCGGACAGGTCGCCGGTCAGGACCTCATACGGAACGCCGAGACCGGCCGCGATCGCGCGCAGCGAGACCTTCGTATATTCGCCGTACCCCTCGACCGACGGCGGGCTGGAGAACGTGACCTCTTCGCCGCTGCGCAGATACTGGAACGTGCCGGGCTCGACATAATCGAGCGGCTCGCGATCCTCGCCGATGCCATCACCGACGATATCGCCGCCGTCTTCCCCCTCGCTGACGATACCGGGCACCGTGCCGCCATCATCATCACCACGAACCACGCCGACAAACGCCGAGGCGATCTTCTGGCGGGTAAGCTGGCCATCCTCATAATCCGCGAAATCGCGCATCCGCAGGATGATCGGTGCGAACCAAGTCGCGCCGTGCTCCTGCTCGGGGCGATCGGCGCGGAAAATATGGGCGACGTCGCTGGCCTGGACATAGGCCGAGCCGAGTCGGTCGACCCGGTTCCCGCCAGGGTGGCCGTTGTAGAGCCAATACCCCTCGCGCCGCCCGATCGGGTCGAACTGGACGCCATAGACACAAAACCCGCCGGGCTTGCCCGGATCGCTCGACAGCGGTCCGTTGTGCGACGGATCAATATAGTCGGGCTCGAGCACCTGAAGTTGAAACGGTAGTGGCAGCCGATCCGACGCCCGACGCCAGCGCCGCCGCACCACCGCGCCGCCGCGCTCGACGATGGTCCGGGCCGCCTGCAACTGAAGGCCGTACAGATCATGCCGCCCGCCCGCGTCGCAGGTCGCCTTGTCGAGGTGACGGCGCGCAATTTCGTTCAGCCGGTCATCGACCTTGCCGTTCCGATAGACCTGGAAGGTAATGCCGGTTCCAACGATCGCCTCGGCGATCTTGGCTGATCCGCGCGCCGCGAACGGATTGTTGCGGACTAAGTCGGCCGCGATGCCGCGCAGCAGCGCCTGCACGGCCGGCGTCAGTTCGCTGTTCGCATCCAGCCGATTCCGCCGCCAGCCCGCTGCCCGCTTCCCCTGCGTTGCGCCATCATACGCGGCGCGGGCGCCTCGGCCCATGCGGATGCGCTGGTTGGCCGCCGGTGCCGTCGATGCGGCGGGTACCGGGCGACGCAACAGCCGGTCGAGGAAAGAGCGGCCCGCCAACGTCAGAGCCCGCTGCGGTAATAGGGCGTGCGCCGACGCGAGATGCCGCCCTGCGCGAAGCGCTGCATCTTCAGCTGCGCGTCCACGACCTTGATCGCCGCCGTGACAGCGTCGACCGTCTGAAAGGTCGTCTCGCGCCCATCGGCGAAGCGCACCTTCTGCGCGCCGGTGGCGACGGCCAGCAGCGTCTGGTGCAGCTTGTCGAGATCGGATTGCTGGTATGCCATCGCTATCTCCCTCGACTTGTGAATGGGTTCGACCGGCGGGCCGGAGCGGGGCGTTTCGCGCGGGGCGGCGGTATTGGCGTCGACACTTGGTCGGTGGCCGTTTCGGATGCCTGCGCCGAGGCGGCGGTTTTCCGCGGTGCCTTTATGGCACCCATCAGCTTGCCCCACTGGCGCGGGCCCCAGCGGTCAACGCCGAGGCTGACTGCGACCGCCCGCGCATAGACGGCGTTGTCGAGCGCTTCGTTACGATCCCGAACCTTGTGCCATTCCCGCCGGAAACCGCCGTTGCGCAGGCGGATGATGCGCAATTCCTCGGCTACCAGCTGCTTGATCCACTCGTCTGGCGTGCCGTCAGGCAGGAAGACGTAACCCTTGGGATAGTCCTCGCCGTCCACAGGCTTTTCGAGCGCCAGCTGGCCGTACAGCTCCATCTTCAACATCGACGTGCCGATGTTCCAAAGCCGAACGCCCTTCTTGATCTTGCGACCGTTGACCGTGACGTCCTGCCACGTCGGCGAACCGATGGCCTGTTGTGCGGCGATGCTCTCGCGGCCCTTAACCGCCATGGCGAAACCAGGATGGCGGCGCGCCCAGCGATAGACCTCCATCGTATTCTCGCCGTCACCGGAGTCGATCGCGACGCGAGCGAGCCGGAGGCGACGGCCATCGGCAGTCACCCACGTTCGCGCTACCGCCTCGTCAAGCCCGGCCCAGGTCTTCGGATCCGCGATGGGCCCGAACACCTCGATGCGCTCGACGAACTCCCGTCCGCCATCTGGCCGGAATGCCCAGATATCCAGGTCGATACGCCCACCGCCGCCGCGCTGGACGTCGGCCGCGCCGATCAGCAAAGCGGCTTTGGCAGAAGGCGTGCCGACCATCATCGCCTTCTCCCGGCGATCGTAAAGGCGTTGCCATTCCGGGGCCTCGCCCTTTTCGGCCCATGCCTCCCCGAGCACCTGATTGACGAACGTGCGAAGGAGGTTCGGATCGTGCCGAACTTCTAGGAATTCGCGGGCAATCTCGAGCCAGGCGGCGCCGGGGTGCTGGCTATAGGCAGCCCAGATATGGAAGGATCGATGCCGGGGGAAAGCGGCTGGGTTGTGAGCTCGCCATTCGCCCTGCTCGTCCATCCACGGCTTGTGCTCTTCGTCGATCTCGCAGCCGTTTTCGCACTGGTACCAGGCGCGGGTCGGTGCGTGGCGCGGCTCCCACCGGATACCAGCGCCAGTGCCGTCACCGAACACCAGCGTCTGCATATGCCCGCATGACGGGCAGGGAACGTATCGAAACTCCTGGCTGCCCTGCTCGAACAGCGTGTCGATCCGGCTGAACCCCTTGACCTTCGGGGTCGAACCGGCAGCACTGAAACGGCGCGGGCTGGTCAGGTTGCGCTTAAACGCCAGCCGGGCGGGGTCACCTTCCTCCTTGGTTGCCCATGGATAGCCGTCGCATTCTTCCAGGAAGACGTCGTCGGCCGTGACGCGCCGGAATTCCTTGGGGCTGTTCGCGCCCTTGATCTGGATCCAGCCGCCTTTGTACCGCTTCGCCCGGATCTGGTTGTCGGCGTGCCGCGGCTTGAACGTCGCGACCTTGCGGACGACCTTCCACTGCAACACCGGGTCGAGATCGTCTCGGCTGAACTTCTCGGCGTCGTCGATCGTCGGCTGATAGATCAGCGTGCGCGCCGGGTCGTAAGCGATGCGCCAGGCGACGAAGCATTGCAGGATGGTCGAATAGCCGATGCGGCTGCTCTTCCGGACCGATACCTGCGTAGTCTCAAGGTTGGTGAAGGCGTCGGCGAGATCCGATTGGAACGGGAATGGCCGTATCCGTGCGCCATCGTCGGAACGAGCATGCTCGACCATGAACGCGGACAGGGGTGGCCGCTCGCGCGGCTTGCACGCCGCCAGCCATGCCTGCGCTATCGCTACACCGTGCGGCCCCGGCGCGCGGAGCGGTTCAGCCGCCTTGGTCTTCCTCCGGCTCGCCGTCATCCAAGCCCCCGCCGCGAGCCTCCTCGATCCGCGTCATGCTGAGGTCGGTGAGGATGGAATTGATCTCGGTCTCGATCCGGGTGCGCAGCCGTGTGTCGCCCTTCGCGATCCGCGCGCCGACCTGCTGCAACTGCGCGACGATCATGATGATGACGCTCGCGCCAGCCGCCGCCATGTCGGGCAGCGAGGCAAGCTCGCCGCGCCGCTCAGCGTTATCCATCGCCTTCGCGTCGGCCTGCTCTTTGGCGAGACGGGCCTGCTCCTGCTCTTTGTTCAGCGTGCCGTCTTCTTCGGCCTGCTCGAACTTTCGGACGCGGTAGGCGACGAATGCCTCGACATATTCCTCGGCGGTCGCGCCTGGCCGAGGAAGGTCGCCGGCCTGCATCCGATCGCGCACCCAACTGTCGGACATGCCGACAAGCCAAGCCACGTCGGCGCGCGTGAGGGTGACGGTGTCAATCGACAAAATGCCGCCTCCACGATCGTCAAACCCGCAGAAAACTGCCGAAAACTATGTCAAGGCGGCGGCATCCTAGAGGATTTTCGTGCCTAGAGCCGTTCTGCGCCTTTGCCCCCCGTATACAGATGGGGCCGGGAAGGACCCAAAGGCGAGGCCATCTGCTGTTGCCGAGCTGCGCCCAGTCTGTGATGGTGCGGCAGCCGCACAGGGAGACCGACACATGAGGGTAAGATTGTTCATCCCGCCGATCGGGAACGGCGAAGGTGACTACCAAGGACAGGACTATGACTTCGAGGTGCTGCCGCAGCCTGGCCAGTTGGTCCGCACAACCTATCAAGCCGTTGTTGACTATCAGGCAGAACGTATTGGCTTCATCCAAGATGGCGAAGAATTCGTAGCGTGTGTCTGGCTCAGGGAGCTGATCAACGATGACATCGGCGGATGGATCAAAGGCATGAAAGACCGCTAACACGGAAAGAGCCGCTAACCCTCTCGGGCGCGGCTCTCACATCTATGGATTGGTATGGACGAAATGGGCTGTGTCGTCAAGCGCCTGGCGCGTTGATGGCTGCCGCCAGTTTCTGAGCGGCGGCGGCGATGTGCTCGGCGAAGCGCGCACGCTGCCTGCCGTTGGTGAACGATGGCATGGCATCCTCGATCACGACCCGGTCGAACAGCGCGAGCATGTTGGTCGGGATCGCGGCGCGGGCATCGCGCAGGCGGCGGCGGGCATCCCACTGCCGGGCCGAAAGCGGCTGGCCATAGTTCTCCCGGCCAGCCCCGCCGCATCCCTCGCCATAGTCAGCGACCACACGCGCCGCGCTGTGGGCGGCTGCATGAAGGGTGGCATACCAGTCGCACGCGAACCATTGCGGATAGGTCAGCTGCTTGCGCACCAGCATGCGGTCGATCCAGCTGTCCGCGAACTGACGCGTCAGCTTGGCCCGTTCGCCCGCCTTGTCGATCATGGCGTCAACGACGCGGTCATGCCGAACGCCATCGTCGTCACTGGCCCGCGCGATACGCTCGGGCGTGGCGTCGACATGCTCCTGCACCGGCTGCCGTGCGGGCTTGCTGACCGGCTTGGGCAGCTTCCGCACCGGCACGGGCTTGCCCGCCAGCACTGCCGCCGCCACCGACGCCCGAAACGCTGCGCTATTCATCTGCCGCCCCATAAATCCGCCCTGCCAATCTGTTGAGAACATACCATAAACACCGCCTGCCGCTTACCCCTTTGCGGTC